GTACCGTCAACACTAAGATGCAGTGCAACCGTAGTCCCACCAGTGAGAGCGGTGTGAAGTGCGGTCTGTCCGACGGTATCATCATAATACCAGTTGCCCGAAAAGCTACCACTCCACATATACGGAGTGCATAACAGGTAATCGGTTGTGGTCCCGTATTTAGGAACCGCTGTTGGGGAACGGTCGATGGTCAGACTCCAGTTCCCGATCTCTGCGACGATGTGCGTTGATACCAGCACTTCGCCACTGTTTCCACAAATTGCGCTTGTTGACATTTTACTATCCTCCTTGTTTCAGGGCGTTATGCCCCGATGATTATTCTATACTGTACGATTATTTTCATTGCTTCGATCTCCTCCTCCCACACCGGTTGGGAGAATTCGTACCGATTGCATATATGAGAATAATCGGTTATTGTGTAATCTGCACTATCCATCGCGGTGCAGAGCGCGTCAACGACATCGGACGCTATAGATTTCGCCGCCCTGGTCGCTGTCTTTTGTGCATAGCAGTCGAACTGCTCTAATATGTCCCAGTACCTCCCTGTAAATACATTGTTAGGAACAATGGATACTTCATTCCAAACGATATAGGGGAATGATTGATCCTGCTTTGCAAATACCCGATGTACCGTTGCCCCGGTTGCCACTATCCCGGCATCAGTTGACAGGTCTGAATATATCGCCGTATCAAGATTGTCTAATTTTAGTGTCATAGCTCATAAAATAGTCGGTTAATTCTGTTGCGGTTTCTTTCGAGTGCCGGTCTTAAAAATGGTTTTAGTGGACTTCCGTGAATCCCTTTCTCCAAGTCCTCTCCGTAGAATACATTCGTTCCAACTACGCCTTTCATTACCGGCCATGATCCGCCGGGGTTAGATACTGGCGGATCACCACCAATACTCTGTCTGCCACTTCCCTTCCTATCCGTCCAGTTAGATGTAATCGAACTCTTTAATCTTCCAGTGATTATATTCGGCGCCCCACCTACTCCGAAATTAGATTTAACATCTCGCTCCAACTCAAGGCAGGCCATCCCCATCCGGTCAGCGGATGATTTGGCCAGTGCTTCCTGCCACTGCTTATCGTTCCATACCCATTTTATTTTAGCTTCCATTATTTTTCTCAATGATTTTCGCGTCAGTAAGATTTCCACCGTATTTTCTCAACTCGGTTGCCGCGTAGGGATGTCGAACCCATTTTGTTAGTCCCGGTGGTAAATCAATTACTCCGTCAACTACCTGATACATCTGACCATGATTTTTCTCTAATATGCTAATGTGTTTTCCACTGTTACAGATTGACAGAAACATTGAATTTCTCTCCGCACTGTAGGCATCCATTTTGAACTCTTTACCATTACTATCTTCAAGTCGTATCGGGTGTGATACTTGTATAAGAAACTGTTTATATTTATCCTTGTTTTCCCAATATACTTTTTGTATTTCCTCTATATAATTTGGGGCCATCCAATCATCTATGTCATGTCGTGTCTGTATCTCTGCCCCTATCTGTCTAACATAGTCATCAAACTTTTGTCGGTTATCAAAATACATTCCTTTGATCCCAACTTCTTTTTCAAATACCGGGATATCTTCCGGGTATGTCAACAGGCAATAAATATAGTTTTTATTCGTCTGGGATAATAGTGATGGGGCCAGATACTTCCGAGATATTTTATAATATTTGTCTCGGAGATCCTTGTCCTTGAATCGCCCCATCGTTACAATAATATGATTTATTATTCCCATAGTGATCGTCTTCGTTTTAATACTCCAATATCCCAGTATTTATATTTAATCGAAACGTTCTCACTCCGTTCCAGTGGGGACGGGTGGTAGTATTTCAATTCCATATCGTAGGAATATCTCCCTGCCGACTTTGCCAGTTCACTTATATCGTTATCACTTCCATAATGAACATAAAACGGCCATAGAATACAGTCATCTGGATAATCTATCCACTCTATGAATTTCCGGTCGATTATTGGATGTATTGCAATATTACCGTTCCAATATCCGTCATCAGCACATAACAACCCCCCACCATCTGGGAAGTTCCTCTCATAGCTTGTCGTTAAATCATCATACCAGGTCGGACTATTAATCACACAATCAGTCGCCCATATCATAAATAGTTCGCCATGTTCTTTCGCTATCGAATACCCAAGATTAACCGCAGACACAAACTCAATCTGTTCCGGTGCTAATATCTTGACAATCCCATCTTCATTGAACTTGTCGAACTCTTCTTTTTCTCCATCAAATACAATGAATAGTTTTACTCGTTTATCGGTAGTAGATAGGTCTTTTACTGTCCGATAAAGGCACTCTGAGTCACCTCTCCAGGGTAGAATTACAGAGATCGGCTTCACTTGATCGCCTCCCGATATTTCTTGATCTCTGATCTTAAATAATCTTCACAATCTCCAACTTCCCATTCTCCCGGTTGTAAGTGGCTATTTCCAGCCATACAATGATTCCGGTTGCATATCTGATTTATCCCGTGATATATCCTGACATAAATACCTGGCCAGTTGTCTAATTTTATCGTGGTGCTTTGATAATGCTCTTTATAAAATATCTCATCTGTTCCACCTCGTATCCCATCAAGATATTGATTCCCCTTATTCTCATAGAGGATCAACCCACAGGAACTGGTCTCTTTTACAAACGCGATATCATCATCCATAAAGTAATGAATTCTTTTCCCCAATGTTGAGCAAGGTGCCACGTGAATTATTGCCGCTTCAGCTTGTATCTTTATCCGGTCCGGGTGGTGGATATCGTCATCATCCCATCTTATAATATATTGACCTCGTGCGATCCCATCTCCGATATTATGTAATGTTCCGTTTCGGTAACATCCCGGTTGCACTCTAACTTCCCGGATGTTAATATCACTTCCATCCGTTATCCAGTAGTCTCCCTCATTAACTATGATCAGTTCTTTCTCTTTCCAACTTTGATTCAAGAACTGTTCAACTGCATATCTCGCCATCTTCTCCCGGCCCCTGCATGTCGGCATTACTGCGGTCACTAACGGGTACGCTTCATCTGTCCGTGTCCTTACTATCGCCCAGTTATCTGAATGATGACTGATAAGGTATATCCCGTCATCCCGTGAAACGTCCCAAATAAGTTTCTCTCTGGTATCAATTCCGTAACCTCTCCACCAATACATATCGTGAGTCGGCATAAACTTAATTTTTATTATTTCAGGGTAATCCATTTTCCTCCCGAAACTCTCTCTCAATCTGATACTGATAACCGTAGTATTGGTTCTTTCTTCGCTGCCTATCTTCTCCCCTCAAGTCCGTAAAATGTTCTATCCAACAATCTTTTAGGACCGGCGATTCGTTCTCTAATATTATTTTGTCATTAACGGATATTATATTATGACCACCAATATACTTTATTCCTTCCTGGTGCTTGAATAATCTCAGCAGAGGAATTAGTGATTTTCTGAATTGGCATTGTATTCTGTATGAATCCTCTTCTCCCGGTTTCAATTCCCCGTGAAGTCTTTCATCTGCGTCAATCATAAAATACCAATCACCATCTCCACCTACCAGATACGCGTTTCTTTTCTCGACTTGATCTTTCCATCCCCATCTCGTTTCTATTATTTCACAACCAAGATTTTCGGCTATTATTACCGTTCTGTCGGTTGAATACGGTTTGAAGTTATATAATTCAAATCCTTCATACACTCCGTCAACTACAATTATCCTATCAACCTTATCCAATACTGAGATGATTGCGTTCTTGATAAACCTTTCGTCTTGATATGCGTTAATGCAGGCTATAATCATTTAATTAAACTCAAGTCCAATTCTAAATGTTCACCTTTCGTGGCTGGGTTGACTATTGCCAGTATCTCGTATGTGTTCCCGCCGTAAGTTACCAGGTCCGATAACTCAATATCAGATACATAATCCAGAAACAGTCGGTTAGTTATTACCCCGGTTTCTTTCCCAGCTTCCATTCTCTCTTTGGCCGACAGTGAATGTAACCCCCCATATACCGTGTGTCTTGTGGTATATGTGTCAACCGTTGAACCCATCCCATCGGATACTTGAGTAACTTTCTGAATAACAACCTGAACTTTAGGGCCGGGGATTCTCATACTATTTTTACCTGGTAATTTGAAATAACAGAAGAAACGATATCCGGGTAACCGTCTTTATATGTTTTTTCTATATCTCCAAGAGAGTACGACTTTAACCCTTCCTCACCGATTGCATTATAAAGAGATGAACACATAAAAAGTATCGCGCCCTTCAAATCAGCCGGCACCGTTGAAGATGTATATCCGGCGGTGTATTCAATCAGGATATTTCTGTACCCAAACCAGAAAGCCGATTCAGGAAGATATATCGTCCCATAATTGTATAGCTCCACCTGGCTCTCCGGGGATTCCGGCATATACAAATACAGCGTAGTATCAAGTGCCGATGATCCCATTACCTGATTGAGTTCGGTTGAGTCAAAATCTGAATATGAACTTGTACCTAAAGATATTG